GAGGCCCTGCGTTCCCTACAGGAGAAGCCATGACCACACATCTACCGGAGTGCTGGGCGACCGATTCGAGCGATCCTCCGGCGTGGTGCATCTGCGATGAACTGCGCGCCTGCGAGCAGCGGGTGATATCCGAGGCCGTGCAGCGCATCAAGGCACTGCCCTGGAGTCATGAGAACTGGATGGCGTTCGATGAGCGAGTCTCGATCATCACCGCGATCAAGGGAGAGCAGCCATGACCATGCAACGGTGGGACATCACCGCCAGCGACGGAATGCAGCGAATGGTCGGTGGCCGGTTCGTCCTCGCCGCCGAAGCTGAGGCCGCTATCGAGAAGTGGCGATCCCTGTGCTGGATGCAGGGCAAGTCCTACGACGAGGGCTTCGAAGACGGCAGAGACGAGGCAAAGCACGATGCCGCGCAGCGGGTAATGACGTTGCTGAATCGTCAGCCAATAGAGCCGAAGTGGATGAGGGCGAAGATAATCGACGTGATTAAGGGAGAGTCATGAGTCACGACCCTCTCTGCCCTCAGCAGCCAAGGTCCGACGGGGCGACGCTGACGATGCTTGACGGCACGCCCATCTATTGCGCCTGCGACCTAATCGCCAAGGCTCGAGCTGAGTCCGTGGACCGTGCGATCATCCACCTGGTCCTTCATGGATTCCATCCCGACCGGTTCGAATGGGCGCAGAGGTTCCGTGAGTCGGTGGTCCGGTGAACTACCTGACGATCCCGACCGCTGCCCTCGCGGCTGGCGTGCACCATCGCACCATCCGCAGGTGGATCGCCCAGGGCCTGCCAGTCGTGAGGCTCAAAGGGAAGGCGTACATCCACCGCAAGCACCTCGATGAGTGGCTATTTGCGAACACGCGAGACGTGTCATAGCATCGCTGGTATTGGGCGGTCTCTTGCCCAAGTACGCCCCGCCATCGTGCGGGGCTTCGTCATGTGGAGGCCCGATGCAGTGCCCCGCCTGCACCTCGAACGCCGTCACCGTGCACGACTCCGGCAGCATCGCCCCCTTCGTCGCGCACCGGACCGGGGTCACCGAGACCAGGACCTGCACGTGCAGTCGCTGCGGGCTGCGATTCAGCGCGCACCGGTGGACCATGCAGCAGGCCATCGCCCTGTACGCCGGGTACCGGGACGCCGACTACGACCGGGAGCGCGCCACCTTCGAGACCGGCTACTCGTCCGGTCACCTCAACGCACCGAGGGACTACCTGCCTGACGTCGAGGCCTGGATAGGCGAGTACCTGCAACCGGCCACGGTCCTGGATATCGGCGGGAACGACGGGCGCAACACGCCCTTCACCGCCACGGCTGACGTGACCGTCTGGGAGATCGGCGACCTTGAGCCCCACGGCACCTACGACCTCATCGTCCTCGCCCACGTCCTGGAGCACGCACCCTGGCCCAGGGACCTCCTCGCCGTAGCCAGGCGCCACGTCGCACCCGGCGGCCTCATCTACGCCGAGGTGCCCATCGAGCCATTGATGGACGTGTGGCACGAGCACATCAGCCGCTTCGACGAGACCAGCCTCGCCGCGACCCTGCACCCCTTCACCCTGCTGGGCCTACGGGCCAGGGCCACCAGCCTCGGCCCCGTCCTACAGGCCATCGCCACCCCGGAGGCCACGTGGACCGCGCCATGATCCGCAGAATCGCTGGCGACGCCGTACATAACCCCACCACGGGAATCGTGGCCGAGGCCCTAGACCTCATCGCCGACGCCCTGGACCAGGCGCTGAACCCGCCAGCACGGGAGAAGCGCGTCATCGAACCGGACGAGACACGGTGAAGCCCTGCCTGGACTGCGGGACTCCAAGCCAGGCGAGTCGCTGCCCAGAATGCCGCAAGCACCGAGAAGCCAACCGAAGCCGACCGGTCGAGAAGCGGCGCAAGATGTACGGGCGGAACCACAAGCGCATCGCAGCGATGATCTGCGCGACCGCAAGCGCGTGCTGGGTCTGCGGCGAGGGAGCCAGACCGGGCGATCCCTGGCAGGCAGACCACGTCCAGCAAGGAGACCCCGACTCGCCCCTAGCCGCCGCCCATCGATCGTGCAACATCGCGCGATCAAACAAAGCGCGCGCGAAGAAATAGACAAGACGCCCCCGAGTTTTACGCGGGGTGGGGTCGAAACTCCGAGATGAGCGCCCACGTCGACCCGGGCGCCACAAAGCCCGCAGCATGTGCAACACACACACTCTCACGCAACCACCACCACTAGTGCGCTCCACACCACTGCGAGGTACTTCATGCGCCGCTTTGCCGTCATCGCTGCCGCTCTGCTGATTCTCGGCTTTGCGCCGTCGGCTTTGGCCAGACCGGCTCAGGAGCCCGCTTTGCGCAAGCAGATCGCGACGCTTGAAGCAAGGGTCAAGGCCTTGGAGGCTCGAGCTGCGGTGCCTGGTCCTGCTGGTGACCGTGGCCCTGCCGGTGAGCGTGGCCGTGATGGCCGTGACGGCCTGAACGGTGCTCCTGGTGCTCCTGGCGCTCAGGGCCTGCGTGGCGAGACTGGCGCGACTGGCCCTGCTGGTGCGACCGGGCCTGCTGGCCCTGCCGGTGCCGCTGGCGCTGACGGTTCCGATGGCACGGTCATCTCCGGCGGCGCGATCTTCTTCGTCGCTGGTCCATGCCCGAGCGGCTGGTCGTCGTTCGGTGGCGACTGGACCATTTACAACACCGCGGGCACGTCCTCGATCAGCGTCTACGCCTGCACCACGCCTTAGCGCACGCGCATGTAGACCTTTGACATCTTCGAGTTGCCGGTTGCTCCGAGAATGAGCACCTTGGCTGTTCCCCCGCCGAGGGCGCAGGCCTTCCGCATTATCGGAATGGTGCCCTCGGCCACGCTGTAGAGCACGCCATCGACCAGAAGCTCGATGCCCTTGCCGCGTACTCGCGCGGTCGCCGGCCAGAGCGGCTCCTGGTCAGGCTCGCGGTCGATGCGCTCGCAGTAGCCCTGCTCTATGTGATCCGACGAGGCGATGTGATGCCCGGCAGGTAGGCCGAAGTAAGGCCCGGCCTCCGCGTATCCGATCGGCTGCACTGGCTCGCGCACCTGCACGGCCTGCGGCTGCTTCTTGCTTGTGAACCATCCCACTGCGTCCCCCTTGGAGTCGTCATGCCTGGAAAGGGTCCCGCCCCGAAGGCGGTTAGGTCTCGACCGAACGACACGGCGCGTCGCCAGGCCGAGATGGCCAGGCTAGAGGCTGATGGTGCGTTGAGGGGACCTGAGTTGCCAGATTCAGTCGACTTTCACCCGCGCACGATCGCCTGGTGGGACAACTGGCGTCGGTCTCCCCAGGCGCAGCACATGGCCGCAGTCGACTGGGACTTCATGCTGGACACGGCGATGATGCATTCGGCCATGTGGAACGGCGAGATGAAGATGGCCGCCGAGGTCCGCATCCGGGTCGCCAAGTTCGGCGCGACACCTGAGGACCGGCTGCGGCTGAAGGTCCAGGTCGAGGAGGACCTGAAGCCTGAAATTCGCACGCCGAAGGCGAAGGCCCGCCGGGAGCGGCTGCTGAAGGTCGTGCATGAGGTCGGCTGATTCACTTGGCTTCGCCTTGGTCGACTGGATCGAGACTTTCCTGGTCCACGGTCCGGGAGATGTGGAAGGTGAGCCGATCGTCCTCGACGACGAGTTCGCCGCGTTCGTGATCCGGGCCTACGCGGTCGATGTGTCCGGCGCTCGCAAGGTCCGCAGGGCCGTCCTATCGAGGCCGAAGGGTCGCGCGAAGTCTGAACTGGCGGCGATGATCGCCTGCGCCGAGGCTACCGGGCCGGTGAGGTTCTCGCACTTCGCCGAGGCTGGCGAGGTGTCGGACTGGGGCTATGAGTACGCCCACGGCGAGCCGGTCGGGATCCATGTGAAACGCCCCGAGATCCTCTGCTTCGCAACGGAGGAGGGCCAGGCCGGCAATACCTACGACGCGATTCGGTACATGCTTGGTTCGGATCAGGTCAAGCGCGCCTACCCCGGCATCGACATCGGCCTGACGCGCACCCTGCTGCCGGGCGGTGGCGTCATCACGCCCGAGTCTGCTGCGGACTCTTCCAAGGACGGCGGCAAGTCCACGTTCTGCGTGTTCGACGAAACGCACCTATGGGTCCATCCGCGCTTGAAGCGTATGCACCAGATCGTCCTGCGCAACCTGCTCAAACGCAAAGCCGCGGCCGGTTGGGCCATGGAGACGACGACGATGTTTGCGCCGGGCGAGGGCTCGGTGGCCGAGGGCACGTTCGACTTCTGGCGTATGCAGGTCGAAAAGCGCACCAAGGACGACTCCCTGCTGTTCGACCACAAGCAAGCCGCGTCCAAGTGGGACCCGGCACGCAAGAAGGACCGGCTGGCTGGGCTGAAAGAGGTATACGGGCCTGCTGCTGCGTGGATGGACCTCGATGCCATTGCGGCATCGTGGGACGACCCGCAGACCAGTTCTGCCGAGTGGCAGCGCTACTGGTTCAACCTGCCCGTCAGCATCCAGGGCACCTGGCTGAGCCAGAAGGCCTGGGATGAGTGCCACGACCCGAGGCCGATCCCAGACGGCGCCACTGTCGTCCTGGGACTGGACGGCTCGTTCAGCGGCGACTCGACGGCGCTGTCAGTGGTCCAGGTCGGTGAGTTCCCGCACCTGTCCGTTGCCGGGTTGTGGGAGAAGCCACCGGGCGATCACGAGTGGCGCGCACCGATCCTCGACGTCGAGGAGTCGATCCGCACCGCCTGCCTGCGCTGGCGCGTCGTGGAGATCACCGCGGACCCGCACCGCTGGGCCAGGAGCCTTGAGGTTTTGGCGGACGAGGGCCTGCCGGTCGTGGAGTTCCCGCAGACGGCCGCACGCATGAGCCCAGCCACGCAGCGCTTCAGCGATTACGTCAACCAACGTCAGCTGACGCACGACGGAAATGCCTCCCTGGCGCGGCACGTCAGCAACGCGATCCTCACGTCGGACTCGCGTGGCACGCGCATCCGCAAGGAAGGCCGCATGTCAGCAAAGAAGATCGACCTTGCCGTCGCGTCGATCATGGCCCTAGAGCGGGCCGTCCACTTCTCCGAGGTCGCACCGGCCCCGGTTCCACAGTTCTTCAGTTAGGAGGCCCGATGGCGCGCATCCTGCAGGTCGTCGGCCTTGCGGCGATCACCGCTGGCGCCGCCCTGGTGTTCCCGCCCGCTGGCCTGATCGTCGGCGGCGTGGCCATGGTGCTTGTCGGCATCTCGGAGGCACGCGATGCTTGAGCGGCTCCTCGGCGGAGAGCGTCGATCCATCACGTTCCAGGCGCTGTGGGCCTCCGGGCAGGACATGCCACGCGGCACCTTTGCCGGCGTGACCGTCAACCGGGACACGGCTCTAAAACTGGAAGTGTTCTACGCCTGCGTGCGGCTAATTACCGACGTGGCCAGCACCCTGCCGCTCGACACGTTCCAGCGCTTCGATGGCCGTCGCGTGCCGTTCCGGCCACGACCGGAATGGGTTGACCGTCCCGAGCCTGACCGCAGCGTCCCCAGGTCCGACCACCTGGGCATGGTCCTGGCGTCGCTGATGATTGACGGCAACGCCTTCGTGCGCGTGATCCGCTCCCCCTCGACGGGCGAGCCAGTCGCTCTCAGCGTCCTTGACCCGTACCGGGTGACCGTCCGGCGCGACGCGCGTGGCCGCATCGAGTTCGTCATCGACAACGGCGCATTCATCGTCCCCGAGGACGACATGCTGCACATCACCGAACTGCGCAAGCCTGGCCAGTTGCGCGGAGTGTCCCGCGTGGACGAGCTCAAGGAGACGCTCGGCCTGACCGGCGCGCTGGAGCAGTTCGCCGCCAGGTTCTTCGGTCAGGGCTCGACAACCTCGGGCATCATCGAGGTGCCCGGGGAACTGAACGGCGACCAGGCCAAGGCGCTGCAGGATTCGTTCGAGGTCGGCCATCGTGGCCTGCGCAAGGCGCACCGGCCCGGCGTCCTCTCGGCTGGCGCGAAGTTCGTCAAGACCGGCGTGGACCCGAATGAAGCGCAGATGCTGGAGTCTCGGCAGTTCGCTGTCGAGTCCCTCGCGCGCGCGTTCCGCATCCCGCCGCACATGCTGCAGGTGACACGACCGGGCGCGATGTCCTACGCATCCGTTGAGGAGAACGCGCGGCAATTCGTCACCTTCACGCTGCTGCCGTACATATCCAAGATTGAGGAGGCGTACAGCACCCTGCTGCCGAGTCAGGCGTTCCTCCGGTTCAACGTGGACGGCCTGCTGCGTGGCTCGCTGGAATCCCGCTACCAGGCCTACTCAATCGGCACCCAGTCCGGCTTTCTGTCCATCAACGACATCCACCGCCTAGAGGACATGCCCCCGGTCGACGGCGGCGACGTGTACCGGGTACCGCTGGCGAACGTCAACCTAAACGCCGCCGACCTCGTTGAGACATCGAAGAAGGTGGAGATGGCGCAGCGGCTCATCTACTCCGGCTTCGAGCCAGACTCCGTGATGCTGGCCCTGGGCCTGCCACCGATCCAGCACACCGGCATCCCGTCGACTCAACTGCAGCCGATCACCCAGATCAACCCGACCGATCCGCTGTCGGTCTACTAGGAGCGCACTATGAGCACCAAGGTCGAGAAGCGATCCATCACCATCGACGACTTCGAGCTTCGCCAGGCCGGTGATGGGATGTCCTTCACCGGCTATGCCGCGGTCTTCAACAGCCCCAGCCAGCCGCTGCCGTTCATCGAGACGATCGCACCCGGCGCGTTCAAGCGCAGCCTCTCGGCGCGCAACAACGTCAGGATGCTGCTGAACCACGACACCTCGCGCGTACTCGGCACCACGAGGGCAAAGACCCTGCGACTGTCGGAGGACTCCAAGGGTCTGCACGTCGAGGCCGACCTTCCCGAGACCACCTATGGCAGGGACCTGTCGGTGTCGATGCAGCGCGGTGACGTCGATTCCATGTCCTTCGGATTCTCCGTGCCGCGCAATGGCGACCGCTGGAGCGACGACGGCAACCAGCGCACCCTCGTCGAGGTCCGGTTACATGAGGTCTCCGTCGTGACATTCCCGGCCTACGAGGCCACCACGGCCTCGGTGCGCGACTACTCCGCGCTTGCGCTGCGCGCTGAGGCCGACGAGGACGCCATCGCCGAGGCCATGGAGGCACTCGTGGACGGCAGCCTCACCGAGCAGCAAGCCGACCTGCTGCGCGCCGTCGTCGACAAGGCCGCGCCACAACGCCAGCCGACCGGAACGCCGGTCTCGGTGCTGCAGAAGCAACTGGACTTGATCGCCAAGTCCCTCTGAGTTTCGGCCAGGAGCCTGGCCGCAAGTCCCGCTCGCGGAGCCGCGGCGGTCGTCATCACTGCGATCACCCACTCCAAGAAAGGGACAACCATGTCCAGTTATCTCACGCGCCAGATCGAGGCGCGCCAGGAGGCGTGGCATGCAGCCAAGGCACTCCTTGACCGGGCCGCTGCCGAAGGCCGCGACCTGACCTCTGAGGAGGAGCAGTCCTACATCCGGATGAATGAGGACATCGACAAGCGCGGGCAGGTCATTGCTGACCTGAAGGTCGCCGAGGCGCGCGAGGCCGACATCGCCGCCAGCATGGCATCGGCTCCCGAGGTCCGGGCCGAGTCCCGCCTTGAGGTCGTGCGCAGTGATGCCGACATCATCCGGGCGCTGGCGTTCGGCGAGATCCGCTCGTTCACCTTTGAGCGGCGCGACCTGAACAAGACCGACGACTCCAGCGTCCTGCCGCAGACCTTCTACGCGGTCATGCAGGAGAACATGCAGACCGTTGGCCCCATGCTCGATGGCCGGTACGTCACCCTGCTGAACACGGCCTCCGGCGAGGACATCAAGGTGCCGGTGGAGTCCACCCGCCCGGCTGCGACCGCGATCGCAGAGGCGACCGCAATCACGCCGCTGGACCCGACGTTCTCCAGCCTGACCCTGAAGGCGCAGAAGGTTGCCGTGCTGACCAAGGTCAGCCGTGAGTTGCTGACCGACTCGGGCATCGACCTGCAGGCCTACCTTGGCCGCGCCCTGGGCATCGCCCTTGGTGTCAAGGTCAACAATCTGCTCACACTGGGCACTGGCACGGTGGAGTCGCGCGGCATCATGGATGCGGCTGGCTCCGGCGTGGCTGGCACCGCCACCACGGGCGCCTTCAGCGCGGACAACCTCATCGACCTGGCGCACAGCGTCGATGGGGCCTACGCGCGCATGGGTGCCGTGTGGATGATGCGGCGCGCCACGATGGGCGCGGTCAGGAAGCTGACGGACGCGGGCGGGTACATCTACCAGCCTGCGCCGACGGTCGGCATCCCCGACACCCTCCTTGGGTTCCCGATCGTCGAGAACCCGGACGTTGCGGCCATCGGGTCCGCAGCAAGGTCGGTCGGCTTCGGCTGGGCCGGGTCGTACCACACGCGCGTCGTCGGCGGCATCGAGATTGCCCGCTCCGACGATGCCTACTTCAACACTGACGAGATCGGCTTCCGCGCGACCATCCGCGTGTGGGGCGACCTCGGCCAGTCGGGTGCCTTCAAGTACTTCAAGGCGCCGTGATCTGAGGGGGGCCGGGCAACCGGCCCCCCTTCATCAACACCAGGCGGGGCGAGTCTTCGCAGTGGGCTGCCGCCCCGCCTGGTCTCACTGCGAAAGGCACCACTATGGATCGTGCAGCACGTCGCCGCGCCGCGCGCGGCAACGCCCAGAAGATCGCCGGGGTCTGGATTAGCAACGCACCCTTCGCCCAGACCGGATACGGCACGCAGACGGCGCAAGCCGTCGGCCGGATCATCAAGGACGGGCACCCGTTCGTCGTCGCCTGCAACTACGGCATCGAGGCGACGACGACGGAGTGGGAAGGCATCCCGCTCTGGCCCAAGGGCTATGACGCCTACTCCAACGACGTGGCGGCGGCGTACTTCCGCGACTGGACCCGCCAGCACCCAGGGGCAACGCCGTACCTCTTTACCCTCTTCGACACCTGGACGTTCATCAACCCCAACCTTGACGCCATCCCCATTGCGTCGTGGGTGCCGATTGACCACATGCCGGTCCCTCCTCAGGTGCTGGCCTGGTGCCGTAAGCCCAACGTCACCCCCATCGCCATGGCCCAATTCGGGCAGGAGCAACTGCAGCGCAAGGACGTGCCCTGCGAGTACGTCCCGCACGCTATCGAGACATCGGTCATGAAGCCGACCGCCTCCGTCCTGCAGGACAACGGCAAGCGGCTGACGGGCCGCCAGGTAATGGGCTTGCCGGACGATGCATTCGTCGTGACCATCATGAACGCCAATAAGGGCGTTCCCAGCCGCAAGGCGTTTGGCGAGCAAGTGCTGGCATTCTCGATCTTCGCTGAGCGCCACCCGGACGCCATGCTGTTTGTGCACTCCGAGCAGTACGGCGGCGCGGGCGGGATCCAGTTCGACCCGCTCATCGCGGCGTGCGGGCTGGACGCAAGCCGGGTTAAGTTCGTCAACCAGTACCAATTGCGCATCGGCATACCGGCGGAAGCCATCGCCTGCATTCTGACCGCGTCCGATGTCCTGCTCTGCCCGACCTACGGGGAGGGCTTTGGCCTGACGGCCCTGGATGCCCAGGCTGTCGGCACCCCGGTCATCACCTCGGACTTCACGGCGCAGCAGGAACTGGCCGGACCGGACGCGCTGGTCGTGTCAGGCCAGCCGTGGTGGGAGGCCACGCAGCACGCCTGGTGGCAGATCCCGTCGGTGCCGCAAATGGTCGACGCGCTGGAGGAGTCCTACCGTCGCGGCCATCACCGATCCCAGGCCGCGATCGACTGGGTGGCTGAGCATTACGACGCCGATGTCGTCTTCGACCGGCACTGGCGGCCCGTGCTGGAACGCCTGGCCGCTGGCCCGGCGGTGCCAGCCGTGGAGCCAGCCGCCTTCGACAATGGCCAGCGCACTAAGCCGACCATCACCATATATATACCGACCAAGGGACGCGCTGAACTTGCAGCGCTGTTGGACTCGCTTGCCCCGCAGCTGACGCCCGAGGTCGAGGTCATCGTCAGCGACAACACGGGCGACGCCGCCAGGCCGGTGCGGGAGCGGCTGGCGAATGCCCCGTGCCGAGTCGACTACTCGCGTCGGTCGTCGGACATCGGCGGCGACGCGAACATCGTGCGGGGATTCTCTCAGGGCTCCGCGCCGTGGGTCTGGATGATCGGCGATGACGACGTGATCACCGAGGACGGCATTTCGCGCGTCCTGGAGGCCGTGCGGGGTGCGCAGTCCTCCGGTGTCGACCGGCTAATTCTGTTGAGCAAATCGGCACCCAAATCGGCAGCGGGAGCCACTGGCAGCCTGGCGGACCTAGCACGGATCGACCCTGCGCTGCCGATCGCGGCGACGCTGATCACGGCCAACGTGGTGCGCCGCGCCGCGTGCGATCCCGCGTTAGGACTGGCGAACCTAGACACCAAATACGGGCACGCCTTCGCCTGGCCGACTGGCCCCGCCCGCGTCCTGCCCGAGCCCGTCATCGAGCGGGTCGGCTACGCGCACGCGGGTGAGGGGATCCCTGACGGCTGGGACGGCGCTGCCGTCAAGGCCGAGTACCTGCAGCGCGTCGGGATCAAGCCCGGCCCCGAATCGTTCGCCTGGAACTACATGAGCGCGGAGGCAGCATGGCAATCACCAACGGGTACTGCAGCCTGACGGACGTCAAGGCAGCCGCCCGGATCCCTGCTCCAGACACGCAGGACGATGCGCTGCTGGAGTTATCGGTGGAGGCCGCCTCGCGCGCCATTGACGGCATCACGAACCGGCATTTCTACCAGTCCGGCACCGCGACTCGGTACTACGTGCCGCAGTCTTGGCTCTTCTGCGACATCGACGACGTCGCCGGGACTGCCGCGGTGGCCATCTCGTCAGCAGCCAATGGAACCTACGACATCACCCTGGCTGCATCAGACATCCAGTACGAGCCGGTCAACCGCCGTTCGGCCGGGCTGCTATTCCCGGCGACTCGTCTGCGCGTCATCGGCAACTACTCATTTCCGACCACTGACATCGGCGAGACCACAGTGCGGGTAGAGGCTAACTTCGGTTTCGGCACCGCCGTCCCGATCCAGGTCCGGCAGGCATGCATCATCCTGGCCAGCCGGTTCTACAAGCGCTTCGACTCCCCGCTCGGCGTCGCCGGCTTCGGCGACCTCGGCGCGATGCGCGTATCGCGGACTGACCCGGACGTCGCTCGCATCCTCGAGCCACTGATGCACCCGCGCGCGGTCGGCATCGCATGACCACCATGTCCGAGCTTCGGGCTGGGATCGCAGCCAACCTGGCGACCGTGTCGGGGCTCCGCGCGTATGCCTACGTACCGGACGACCCGAGACCCCCGGTGGCTTACGTCATCCCGACCGGGATCGACTTCGACACTGCGATGGGTCGCGGTGCGGACACCTACTCATTCACCGTCAAGGTGATCGTGGGCCGCTGGAATGAGCGCACCGCTCAGACAACCCTTGACGGGTACTGCGACCCGTCATCCGCCACGTCGATCAAGAGGGCTATCCAGTCCGATCGACAACTAGGCGGTCAAGCCTTCGACCTTCGGGTCGAGTCACTGCGGAACTACGGGCCGATCATCCTCGATGACGGCGTTACATACCTGTCGGCGGAGTTCGCCGTCACGGTCATCGCACAATAAGAAGGAGTGCAACATGCCGAAGTTCGTGGTCACCGATCCGGTGATCGTCCTCGCTGGCGGGACCGTGTCCACGTCGGTAGCAAGCGTGAGCATCAATGTGGAGGCCGACGACATCGACACCACCGCGTTCGGCGGCGGCGGTTGGCGGTCCAAGGTGTCGGGACTCAAGCAAGGCTCGATGGACCTGGAGTTCCACCAGGACATGGCGTCCGGTGCCATCGACTCCGTGGTGTGGCCGCTGCTCGGCGGCACCGCCGCGGTCACCGTTCGGCCTGGCGGTAGCGCCGCTATCGGCACGTCCAATCCTGAGTACCGCTTCACCGTGAACGTCAACCAGTGGAACCCGATCGACTCCGCCGTCGGCGACCTGGCGACGGTCTCGGTGTCCTGGCCGATCACCGGTGCCGTCACCCGCGCCACTGCCTGACCTCGAGAGGACACTGCGATGAAGGCAACACTTGAGGTGCTGTACGAGGACGGGACGACGGTGGAGGCACAGTTCTCCACCGTCGACCTCGTCAAGTTTGAGGCCGCACATAACCGGTCCGCAACAACGATCTTCGATGAGCGGCGCGTAGGTGATCTGACATGGCTGGCGTGGCACGCGTTGCGCCGCAAGGCCAAGACGGAGGCCGAGTACGACGACTGGCTCGAACTGGTCGACACGATCACCTTTGGGAAGTCCGAGGACGTGCTCCCTTTGGAGATGCCAGCCAGCACTGGCAAGTAGTAGCGCTGGCTCGGGCGTGGAATTGCACGCCCAACGAAATCCTCGAGCACAGTGACCGAATGATCCTCACGATGGGCCGATTCCTGCGCTGGGAGAACTCGCAGCGCGCAAAGCAGCAGAGACGAAATTGAGGTGAGTCGTGCCTGTCAACCTAGAGGTCAATGGTGCGGGGGCTTTCGTCGATGCGCTGAGCAAGTTCAACAAGGAGATCTACAAGATCCTCCAGGACGAGGTTAGAGACGCAGCGGGGCTCGTAGCCGACGACGCAAAGCGAAGGTTCCCGGGCCAGCCAATGTCTCGGTGGGGATCGTGGAACCTGACGACCGGGACCACGGGCTCGTCGGGGTCTGTCACCTTCGAGACCGGCAGCCGAGATCTGTCATACGACTCGGCCACGGTGACCCGCTCAGTCCGTCCAGGCGCTCGCAAGTCCCGCGTTCGCGGAGCCGGTGCGACCGGCATCAGCGGCATCGTCTCAATTAAGAGCGCTGGCGGCGCGATCTTCGCCACGGCAGGACACAAGACGCCGTCATCGCCCTTCAATCGGACGATCGTCAGCAGGTTTGGCAATGACTACCCCAGGGCATTGAAACCTGCCCTCTTTGCGAAGGGACCGCAGGCAGCCGAGATGATTGACGATGCGCTGAAGCGCGCTCAAGCACGGTTTGGGCTGACCTGATGGCCAAGCCAATCAATGTTGTCATCAAGGGCGATTACACAGACCGCGACATTCAACGGGCGATCCGCGACCTTGAGCGCCTCAAGACTCAGGGTGGCGCAGCGACGGGTGCCTTCGGCGGCTTCGCTAACAGCGTCAAGGCGTTCGGTCTTGGGCTTGTCGCTTCCTTCGGATTCTCCGAACTGATCAACGGCCTTGCATCTGCGGCCCAGGCCGCAATGGACGACCAGGTGGCGATGGCGTCGCTCGCGAAGACGATGGAGAACGTCGGCGAGGGATTCAAGACGACGGGCGTCGAGGACTTCATCAGCAAGATGCAGTTGGCCACCGGCGTTGCCGACAACGACCTACGCGGCGCGTTCCAGAAGTTGGTCACCGTCACCGGCGACGCCGCGAAGTCACAGACCGCGTTGAAGCTCGCCATGGACATCAGTGCGGGCACCGGCAAGGACCTGGCCTCGGTGAGCGCTGCGCTGGCCAAGGGCTTCGGCGGGCAGACGACGGCGCTCCAGCGGCTCGGTGTCGGGCTTGATGCCGCGCTGCTGAAGTCCAAGGACATGGGCGCGATCACCGATGCCCTGTCGTCGAAGTTCGCCGGCCAGGCTGCCGTTGCCGCGTCCACCTACCAAGGGCAGATGAACCGGCTGACGCAGGCGGTGGGCGAGGCGCAGGAGGCGATCGGCTACTCGCTGCTGCGGGCCCTTGACAGCGTGATCGGCAAGATGGGCGGCACGGGCGGGCTCCAGGGCGCGATCATGGCCGCGGGCGACCAGATCGCCCAGTTCGTCGATGACATCGCCGGGACCATCGTCCAGGTCGACCGGCTGGGCAAGTCCCTGGTGAGCATCGCGACCGGTGGCGCGGTGAAGTTGGACGACAGCGTGAACATGATCAACGAGGGCTTCGAGGCGTTCCTCACGACTGTCCTGACGTTCTTGGCTGGCCCCGCGGTCGCGCTGTACAAGTTCTTGAAGGACGTCGGCATCGTCTCCGACGACGCGGCCGGTTCGACGTCGGACCTTGCGCTGGCGAATGAGCATGGTGCTCGCGCGTCGGTCCAGGCCGGTAAGGGCCTCAACGGCCTGGCCGATGACACGGAGAATGCGGGAGACGCCGCGTGGTACGCGTCGAAGTCGTACCTTGCGCTGTGGGAGTCGATCGTCATGGCTGGCCGCGCGGAGCGGGACTACGCCAACACGTCGGGCACGGTGTCGTCGGCGATCGCGCAGGGCGCCGCTATCGGTGGCGTGGCCGGGTACTGGGAGCGGCTTCGGGTCAAGTACGGGGAGGCAGACAAGGCTGTCCGCTCGGTCGGATCGGCCGCGAAGGCTGCCGAGCCGGAGGTGTCGAAGTTCGCGGAGAACGTCAAGACCGCTCAGGAGGCGCTTGCGTCGCTGGCGACGGAGATGCCGAACTACGTCCAGGACATGTCAACTCCCACCTTCGCCATGCTCAACGGGCAGATCGACGCGCTGAAGTCGAAGTTCGCCGAGGCGAAGGCGTTCGTCGAGTCGACGATCTCCTCCTTCGTCGGGCAGTTGGATCTCGGCGCGGCGCTGGAGCAGTCGAAGGCTGCCGGGTCCAGCCTGGTGGAGGCCTTCACTTCGCAGGGCGACAAGGTCGTCGAGTTCGGGCGCAAGGTCAACGCGCTCGTCAAGCAGGGCCTGGAGCGTCCCGCGTGGTCGGCGATCATGGCCCTGGGGTACGAGCGGGGCACGGAGGTCGCGGACAAGCTTGCCGAGGGCAACGTCGCCGGGAACATCGCCAATGTCAACAAGGTCTACGAGTCCGTCAAGACCATGGGCGATGGCGTCGCCGAACTGGCCAAGCAGAAGTTCTACGACGTCGGAATGCAGACGATGGTCAGCACGCTTGAGGCGATGATCGAGCAACTCATGCCCGCGGGGAAGAAGCGCAAGCAACTGCTCGCGATGCTGGACGACCTGGCCGGGTCGATGTACCGCAAGACGTATATCGACGTGGAGGTGCGCGGGCCTGGGATCACGGGTCCGGCGTACGAGGCCCCGACGATCGCGGGCGGCGTGGCTGGAGGGTCGACGGCAACCCCGGCGATCCTGACGTCTACTCCGGTCCCTGCTGCTGCGGGGAACTTCTACGGTGGCATCCGGCTGTTCGCCGAGGGTGGTATCGCGACCCGTCCGACGTTGGGGATCTTCGGCGAGGCCGGTAGTGAGGCGCTGATCCCGCTGGATCGGATGGGTGACTTTGGCGGCGGGAACACGTACCAGATCACGGTGCAGACCGGGGTCGGCGATCCTCGCCAGATCGGGGAGCAGGTCGTCAGTTACATCAAGCGCTTCGAGGCCGCCAGCGGCCCGGTGTTCGCGAGGGCATGATGAAGGTCTCCGTCGCCTTCGACCTGTCGGCCAATGGCATCGGCAACTACTTCACCCTGGACGATCCGGTCAAGGGCGTGCTGGACAATACGACCTACGTCCTGGCCGGTGACGTCCTGGTCGACCTGACGGACCGCGTGCGGGCCGTCCAGGTGAAGCGCGGACGGAACCGGCAACTGGGACGGCACACGGCTGGCGCGGCCAACATCACGTTCGACAACCGCGACCGCTACCTGGACCCGACCTATTTGGCGACGATCGGCACCAGGACGAACCTGGTGACGAATCCGTCGTTTGAGGTGGACACAACAGGCTGGGGGGGTGGGGGATCCGCGGGAACAAACCTTGCGCAATCGACGGCAGCCTCGCTGTTCGGCACTGGTTCCTGCTCAATGACGGCTGTCGGTGCCGGAAACTTGCGTGCGTACTTCAGCGGCACCACAGGGAGCGCTAGTGGCAGTGCAGCGACGCGCATTCCGGTCACTGCAGGAAGTACGTACACGCTCTCCGCATATTGCCGAGCGGCAACGACCACACGGCTCTTTGACCTAATCATTGAGTTCTACGACGCTTCCAGCGCAATCCTCGCAAGCCCCGCAAGTTCGCAGGTTCTCAACAGTACATCTGCGTGGACTGGTCACAGTTTTACTGCATCGGCTCCTACCGGTGCGGTTACGGTGGTCGTCTCGTTACGCATCATTTCTGGACTTGCTGCCGAGGTTCACTACGTCGATGCCGTGCTGTTTGAGCAGTCCTCCACCCTCCAGCCATACTTCGACGGCACTTCCCGCGACGGCTCCATCCGCATGGTCACGCAATCCTGGAACGGCACCGCGAACGCCAGCACCTCCACGATCACCTACTACGTCCCCGGCACCGGCTCCCCGTACTCGGGCAGCATCGTCCCGGGCAAGCGGGTGGAGATCGAGCACGCAGGCTTCCCGATGTACGCGGGCAACGTCGCGGACTGGAACCTGTCCTACGACATCGGCGGCGACTCGACTGCTGAGGCGTCCTGCACCGACGGCCTGGCGTCCATCGCCAACCAGGTCGTCACCGCTGGCACGGCCATGGCACAACTGACCGGCGCACGCATCGGCGCGTACCTGACGGACGTGGGCTGGTCGACGACAGCACGGGCCATCAGCGCAGGCCAGGCGACGCTCGGCGCGGACGTCATCGGCGCCAACGAGAACGCCATGACGTACCTGACCGCTGCCGTGGACTCCGATCCTGGTGCGCTGTTCGTCGGCAAGACCGGCCTGATGACGTTCCGCGACCGGAACGACCTGCAGTCATTCACCTCCGGCGCGACGTTCGGGCCGTCGGCGATCCCGTTCGTCGACATCGCCGTGGAGTACGGCGCGGAGACCCTGTACCCGACGGTCAACGTCAACTACTGGGGCGGTACTGCCGTGGCTCAGGTGACCGCCACGGACGCGACCGCCGCGAGCCTGTACGGCAATGCCGACCTCACCGTCGACACCCTGCTCGGGTCCAACACCGACGCAAGCCTGCTGGCCAACTACCTGGTCGGCA